GCTGTTTATCATGGATCTGCACGCCATTGCCACTGCGGCTGAAGCCCGAGGTATCAACGTGACGTTTGCTTCATGGGACAGCAGAGCCAACAGGTTTATACATCAGCAGGACTTCAGTCACTATGGAATCAACTGTGCCAAATTAGACTATGTTGAACGGGATGCGCTGGGTCGAGATCAAAGTCACCCAGGGCTCTATTACCATAAAACACTGGCGGAAACTATAGCCCCCGTGATCAAAGATCATCAGTGTTGAGATTGTTCAACAAGCTACGCAGTTTTGAACTGCCCACTTCTGCTCGAGGTTTAGCTAGATCAAATCCTTCTTTGGGACTGGCACGTTCCCAACTGGCTGTAGGTTCTGTAGTCACTGTTGAGCTACGCTGTAAACTGTTCAATATAGCTGAACTCTTTTGCGTTACCATCGGTGTGCTGTCATCGCTTTGTTCTTCACTGTTGGTAATACGCAGTGTGTCAATGTCAAAGTCCAGATCAATTTTCTGTCCAACACCGCTTGAACTACGAGTTTTCATCAGCTGTATTTGATACTTGCCTCGCTCACGCATAGCACGGCTGGTAAAGATACCAAATACGTTGTCAGCAGTTTGAATCTTACTAAGTCCGCCACTAATGTGACTGTGATCAAATTCAACTTCTTCTACAGCACCCCTGTTAAGCTGTGCCGCTGTGACAAATACACACTGCTTTTCCATTGCTAGATTACGCAGTTCTTCACTCACATACTTGTCTTTAATAAACAAGTTTTCTGCTGAAATTTTCTGTCCTGCGGGCATGAGCAAGTCCAAATAGTCGACTAATAATACGTCACAACGCTTGCCCGTTTTAACTTCATACTCTTTCAAGTAAGCACGAACATCGTTGGCAGTTTTACCCGAGGGCATATATTTGATTTGAAATGATCCTGAGTTCTTGCCAATGATGCGAACCTTCATTTCAACTTCATCAATTTGTTTAAACACTTCTCTAGTTGAAATACCAGTGACCATTGAGTCCAAAGATGTTAAGTTCACCTCTGTTGAATCCGCCAAACAGTTTCTGATCTAGGGCGGCCCAGCCAGTGCTCATCTGTCCGTTTTTGTCTTTGATCTTCATCAGTCGAGCACGGGGATCAGCAAAGTAATCAGTGCCCATGTCTTTTTGCAGGCCCACTTGCACAGCCTTTTTAACTAGATCTTCTACTGAACCGTATTCGCCCTTTTCCAACATGTCAGCGGCTTTGAGAATGGCTTTCTCTAGGCCTTTGTGACGGATAAATGTTTCAAAGTCTGTGAGCAGCCAATCATAATGTGCTTCAGTTAGTCCCGGAGGAATTTCAAATGCATTACTAGTGGCTGCATTGATAATTTCTACTGTGGGTATAACTGAATGCTCGTCAACATAGTCTTTTAAAAACTTGGCTGCTGGCTGTAGTTTACGATCAAATAGTGCGTCATCCCAAATGCCTTGGCAGCGAACAAATGTTTCTGCATCTCCCAGCATCATCTCCAAATAGAGTTTTTGTATTTCGAATCCGTAGTCTGCGTTTTGTCTTGTGGTCATTGTTTATTATACACTTTATGTAAACACTTTAACACCGTAATGGCTCTCAAAGTTTCGAGCATCCGAAACATCATTGACCATGGGCTTGCCCTTGATATTTAGGCTAGTGTTCAACAATATAGGACAACCCGATGCTGCATACCATTGTTCTAACAACTGTCTTATTCTACTGCCGTCTGCCGGTACAGTCTGTACACGACTAGTGTTGTCCCTATGCACGATAGCAGGAAATAACTGAGGATGAATACAACGACTGATGAACTGCATATGCCTATTGTCACTGCTAGCACCAGGGAGATCAAAGTATTGATCAGCCAACTCCTCCAAAACCATTGGCGCAAAAGGTCTGAATTCTTGTCTACGTTTGATTGCATTTACTGTGTCCTTAATATCAGGTCCTCGGGGATCTGCTAGTAAACTACGATTGCCCAGGGCACGAGGACCAAATTCTGCGCGGCCTTGAGCAACTCCGCACATCTTATCTTTGAGCAAATGTTCTAAAATTGCTTCAGTTGATTGAGTTGGTTCTATATTGTAACCTAGGCTACAAGTTTCCCAGCCGATGTGTTCTTTGTTTCTTGCTAGAACTGCACCTATAGCTGAACCTGCATCTCCGGGATTAGGCATAATCCAAACGTTTTTAAAGTATTTGTAAGCAATAGGGTTAGCTAGGCAATTAAGAGCACAGCCTCCCATTAGCACTAGATTATCACTAGGAACAATGCAATATCAAACGTGTCATTAACAGTAAGATCAGGCGCCCAATCTAAGCAACCGCGGTGTAGATTCTTTTTAAAACTAACTAAAGTTTCTCCATCTTTTTCAAAGAAATCTTCCAGTATTCTGTTGTACAGTCGTTTAGGATTTCCGTAAGCAGCCATACCCATAAGAATGTATTCTTCTTCGTTAGGTTTTAAATTGCATCTTTGTGTCATTGCTGAATACCAAAGACCTAGGCTATCCGGATATGTTTGCTTATATACTTGCTTTAGTCCTTTTTCACCGCCATGCCACATTGTTAGAGTTTCAAACTCACCAATTGCATCTATGACTACTACCGCAGCTTCTTTGAACGGGCCTGTATAAAAACCTGCGGCTGCATGACTTTCATGATGCCATTGAGTATAGATAGGAGCACTAATACCATAATTGTTCAAATATCGTTTGATATTATTGCTTTTATGATTTAGACCTTGTCCAGCAGTAAATTGCCTTAGAGTTTTTGCCCAAGGCTTTTCATACCATACAACTTCTTTAGGATAGCCGTAATGGCTGGCAGCATACTGAACTAGACTGTCGCAAAGATCTGCATCGTTCTTTTTTCCGCTGAATCGCTCACTGTGACTAGCGAACAATAACTTGTTGTCATCAAATACAGCCAATGCTGCATCATGACTATTTGCTGATATTCCCCAGGTAATCATTTGTAAATAAAAGGATCTCGTTTACGTAGTTCTGCTATACGTTTTTTAAATGCTTGATGTTCTTTGTAAGAACGAATAGGGTGCATAACCCATCTTAATAAACTTCTTAATGTATCCATTTTTTCATCCTCAGTTGTATTTTTAAAGGCATTGATTCTTTTGCCTTTAGCACTGACCATAGCGCATAGAGTTTTCCATATCGCTTGGTTGCGTCATTTAAGTCTTTAATATCGTCATCCCAATCGGGCATACTAACTGACCAACCCCATTCTAATGCCTGCTCAATCATTTTAATTCCAGGTTGATCTTTGTCCGGGATTACAATAACTTCTTTCTGCAATCTACTTATCAAATGTTTTTGTTGAGGTCCAATTTCATTGCTCATAACTGCTACACCGTCAACGCATATAGCATCTAGAGGACCTTCTGTTACCAACACAAAGTTTCTATCCCATGTTTGATTGTCTAGATTAAACACATAACCTGGCTGTTGTTCGCTAATGTATTTGATTGTCTTGCGATTTCTAATCAAACGTGCAGTGTATCCTACTAGTCTCTTTTGATAGTAAAATGGCACAATTAATCTATCATTGAATCCGACTTCATCAGTCCAATGCCAATCGTAATCGTCAACTGTATATCCGCGGCCAATAAGATATTCTAATATGAACATTTAGTAATTAAGTCATCCGGAACACTCATCCAGTTTAATAGTTTTTTAAACTTGACTGTAAGCGGCCTACCAGGTTGCCAACTGGCTTTGAATCCGCAGTTGAAACAGTGATAGGTAACACCTTCAGTAAACATAACGCCGCCGCGTTGACGTCTGTCTTGTTTGTCGCCATTATGATGACAGCAAACGGCATTGAAGCTTATCCAACTGCTAGGAGTAGCTTTTCTTTTAGGAGGTAGATATGCCTGTACTGTTTCTATAATAACACTCATAAAAACATTTTACAGTGTTATAGCTACTCTGTCAATCTTTCCGGTGTTATTGCTTACTGGAGTAAAGTAAACTCTAGCCCATGTTAGTTCTCTATTATATCCATTTATTGGAGTATAAGTTTTAGTTAGATTTGATGTGCTAGTTGTCACACTAAAAGTCTCAATGGTGGTCCAGTTAGTAGCCGAATTGATAACAGGATCTTTGGTAAACTGTACAACAACTTCTCCTGCTAGCCCAGTAAGACTAAAGTTAAAAGTAACAGAATCGTTGGCTGATTCTGTTATAAAATTTGGTTGATTAATTTCTACAGCGTCACTATAGTGTCTAATGATGTATGGAGGTAATCCTATTACTGTAGGATCAGTAACTGCAATAAAGTTTGTTATATATCTAGTTGGTGTTGGAACATCCATAATAGTGCCAACTAGTTCCATATTACCTTTTGCACCAAAGTGTGCGTCTGCGTATAATATAGTTTTAGTCTCATCTTCGTTTAGTCTATAGATACTAAACTGCAAGAACTGAGGAGTTAGTTCTGTTAGGTCTGCTTCGGCAATAGTTGCTGTAGCCAGTCCTGTTGTAGCAGATGGAGTTACTGCAACATCAGAAATTAACAAACCGTTAGTGTCAGTAACGATCATATGTAAATCCATTTCACTAATGTCAATACGTTTTTGATCTGAATTTTTAACATCAATAGTTAGAACGTTATCAACGCCCTGATAAATTTTTACTCGATTTTGATACACAATGTTCCACCTTGTAGAGAATAAAGCCAAATCAGCAACTACATTAATTCGATTTGGATATAAATAACTTGAAATTTTTTGCATTTGAATTGGAGCCCTTGTATATATTTATATGGTAAAACTAAGAGACAACATAGAAGAACAGTTCCCCTTTATTAGTGTTTTAAACTATGGAGAGGATGAATATGTAGGTATAATAATAAATCAAGACCAGTATGTTACTAGCTTCTATGATTTAGAGTTAATAAAGACCCAAGACCAGAAAACTAGTTTATTAGAACTTGGGGAAGTCTGGTGGTGGGAAAGTAACCGCCAAATACCTATTAATATATTCTTACGTAAAGAGGTTGAACCCTTTAAATATTGCATCAAAACCTTTAACAGCAAAGATGTGCGTATTATTCTAGGGCCAGTAGTAAACCTAATGAATCTTACTCTCAAACGTATTAAACGTAAGAGTGTACAGTTAGTTAGGCGCCCCCCACGCTAATCTGTTCACAAATTAAATTTATCTGTACTACTACTGCCATTGCATAGGCTACTGCATGAGCCTTCTTAAAGTAGTACTCACCGTCCTCGGGCTTTGTCCATATCTCCGTCATCACCGTAGTCCAATCTTTCCCAATCAGATAACGTTTCGCGGGTCTTATCATAGCTAGTACTGCCGCCAACTGTTCTACACTCTGAGGTTTCATTTCTCTGAGAATAGAACCATGTCCGTTGACGTGAAAGAGCAAGCTGTTGAAATTGTCGTCTAAAAGTAGATCCCATAACGGCTCCTGATTCATAAGATATTGTAAATGTTCTTCATTTCTAATATCTTTATAAATGTTAACATTTAAGAAATCAATTTTAAAATAGCCTCTTTTTTCGGCTTCTTTATATTCTATACCAGCAAGGTTATTAATAGGATCGTAAGGAATACTTTGCAAGTAAATTCCTGTATTATGAGAAATAAACTTGTCTTCTTCAATCCTACTGGCTTTTATGTGCTTAATAATACCAAGCACATGTGTTCTGTCTGGAAAGTCGATATCAATATCCATTATAACCCTATTTCTGCAACAATGAATTTTATTAGTGAAATATCTTCTTTATTTTTCTTAAACTTTTTAATCCATACTTCCGGATTGATTGCACTTGCAATAGCATTAAGTTGTGTATCATCCATATTGTCTAACAGGATTCTTCCAGACTTACAATTTAATAATAGCCATGGACTAATTTTCCCGTCTTTAATATCAAACATTGCTCTGCTTGTGCTTACTTTTAAAAAGTATTCACTCCATATAGTTTCAACAGCTTGTTCTTTAGACCATGCAACCATATGTTTAATACTTCTATCTAGTGCAACATCGGCAGGTTCTGTGTGAATTAATTCTAATGCATATTTTTCATACAGGGCATCTCTGCACCAATGATCTAATTTGACACCACTTCGAATTACCCAGTCAATATAGTGATCTGGATATAAAGGATTTACATTACTTACATAACTGCCAAACTTAACAAAGGCGTTATAGTAGGGACTTTTAGCAAACTCTGCATACGTCTTATCACCCTTTGACTGTTGACTCATCTTAAAGAATCGGTTAAAGGCATCATATCCTATACGCACTGCCTTGTCGTCTTTTTGTAAATGTCTACGCTTTTGTTCGCACACGTGAGTAACTAAGGTACTTTCTTTTGTGTACCCGTGTCCACAATATTGACAGATATACGGCTTAGTTTTATTCACTTTTAATTGTAACATTTAAAATAACTTGTCAATTTCTTTATCAGAATATCCATGTTGTTCGGCTAACGACTTGAGTTCTTTAAGAGTCATTATCTGGCTCAGCATCTCAAGTTCATCTTGTTTTCTATTAGGATAAACTGCTAACAAAAACTTTAGGCGTTTGGTATCGCCTTTCTTTTGTTTGAAACCTATCCATTGATGAAAGAAGATTTTCTTACTGTCATGACTACACATACACAGTAGTTGCCATAACAGCTTAGGATGTTTTTGCAGTGTGTTCCAGTGTTTGTTAAAGTACTCGTTCACAGCTAAAACAAAGTGTTCTTGAACTTCACTTTTTTGATTAGCCGCATTACTAACATAGCGATTAAGAATGAACAGTTCACTCTTTAGAGACTTTTGTTGATCAGCATCTAACTCATTCCAGAGACTTTTTGCTCCTAGATCAACTGCTGCCAATTTGTCTTTTAATTCAATCTTCTCG